GGGAGTGGTCACCTCGTACATGGGTCACCTGACCTTGATGTTGCGGAACACGGACGCGGACTTGGTGGCCTTGAGGACGACGCCGACCGGACCCATCTCGACCTCGCCGGTCTTTACCGCGCCGGCGCTGGAGAAGTCGGGAAGCCACGTGTTCACGATCTGGCCGCCCACGGTGGCCACGGCGTGGAATCCGTCGAGGCCGATCCGTACCGCGTAGAGGTCGGTGAGGCCGGTCGCGGCGGTGCCGCCCACGGTGCGGTTCTCGATGGGAATGATCGGCGCGGAGGTGCCGGGCTTCTCGCCGGGGTCGACGAAGGTGATCCCGCCGTAGCTCTCGCGCACGATCGGGCGCCCGTTGTTGCCGATCAGGCCGTCGACCGGGTCACGGGTGTACTGCCCGGCGCGGCGGGCGAGGGCGCGCACGCGCGCAAGGGCGGTGCTGTTGCCGATCACCAGCGACGGGGCGCCGTCGAGCTGCGAGAGCCACTCGTCGAGGATGTCGAGGGCTTTCTGTTCGGCGCGCGGGTCGGTGTCGAAGTCGGTCCAGTCGGTCACCTGCGCGAGGCGGAACTCGGTCGAGCTGCCGGACAGGGCCTTGTCGAGGCCGTCGAACGAATCCTCGTCCTCCGCGCTGTCGCCGTTGATCACGGCGTCCTGGAACTTGGTCCGGGTCGCCTTGATCTTCTGCTGCATGTTGAGCGTGACGGCGTTGGACGCCGCCGGACCGATACGGGAGATGACGCGGTCGACCTGGAAGCTACCGCCGAGGACGGCGAGGTCGACGCTGAACCGCTGCGTCTTGACCTCGCTCGGCGCGTACTCGGTGTTGATCTTGCGGAAGTCCGCTGTGGGCTGGGTGATCAGCCGGCGGTACGAGTAGCTGAGGGTGTCGCCTCCGCCGGTGGGGTTGACGACGTCGTTGAAGACGAGCGAGTCGAGTAGAACGGATTCCTTGCGGAACTCGTCGATGACCTGAACGTCGACGTCGTCGGTCGCGTTCTGCTTGGCCTCGTCGAGGGTCACGGGCATGAGGGTTGCTCCTGTCTGGGGTTAGCTGCTGAAACGGGCGGCGATGGCGTCGGCGAGGGTGGCCGGGCGCTTGTCGCCGGCCGGCGGCCCGTTGAACTCGGCGCCGCCGCGGGCCGGTCCGGTCGCCGGGGTGCCGAGGCGGGGGTTCGCGGTGACGGCGGCGGTGATGGCGGCGGTCAGTGCGGTGGTGTCGTTCGGATCGATCGCCTCGACCGTGGCGCGGAACGAGACGGAGTCGAGCAGGGCGAGCGGGTCGGCGCCCGCGGCGGGCGCGGTCTGGAGAACGGCGGTCTGTACGGCGGCGGCGCGCGCCGCGGTCTGGCTGTCCGTGATGGCGCGCTGTGCCCACTGCGGCAGACGACTGATGTCGCCCTCGACGGCCGGCGCGACCTGGACGGCCGGCGCCGGCTGCTGCGGCTCGGCGGGAGCCGGTGCGGGCGCGGCCGGTGCGGTGGGGGCCGGCTGCTGGACGGCCGCGGGGGCGGGCGGGGTGGGTGCCGGCTGCTGCGGCGGTGCGGCGGGTGCCGACGGCGTTGTGGTCTCGGGCGCGGGCGTGCCGGTCGACTGTCCGCTCGGCTGGTTGCCGGGGGCGCCCTGCGGCTGTCCGCTTGGCGCGGTCGAGGACGGGGCCGGGGTGGTCATGGGGTGCACTCCTGGTGCGGTCGGGCCCGCTGGCGGCGGGCGTCAGGGCATGCAAAAGGGGGCTCGCACTGGCGGGCCCCCTGGGGGTCGTGCTGCCGGTGGTGTGCGCTAAGCACGCGGCTCATCTCAGCCTGTGGTCGCCGACATCGAGCAAAACATCAGAGATGGAGAAATGGGTCTCAAGGGCTGTGCGTAGACTTTCCAGGGCGATCCGAATATCCGCAATGTGGCTTTGTGGAATACCGCTTTGAAGGTATGTGCGCACGTCGTAGAACACTTGTCTATCGGAACCGCTGATGTCGACCACAATCCGAACGGAAAGCGGTCGACCAAAGCCCCAATGCCTGTTTCGTGCAGGTTCATCCGGGTGTGGTTGGTAAGCGCTGAGCGGCAATTCCCCTCGCGTAAGTGCGGTCCGTAGCTGGTCGAGGTGGGAAGATTTGGTAAACACCAAATCGTCGATTTTCCTGTACGCCCCCTCTTCAAGTATCAACATTGCGTTAGCTTCGCTATCAAGTTCTTCGGTCAGCTTCGCCAATGCGAGTTCTTGCCGCTGAGCGGCGTTGCGTAGTTGCTCTTTGAGGAAGTGTCGGTCCCAGGAATCCTCAGATTCCGTCAACTTCTCCAGGAGTTTCACTATCCCGTCTGCTGCAATCATCGCCTTATTGAGGCGAATGTATAGGACGAATAGATCCCTGGCGAGTTCTCGCCGCTTTTTCTCTTCCCGGAATGAGCTAAAGTTTGGCAGGCCCTGAGTCAGGGTTTCAATCAGCAGTCGCAGAACCTCAAACATGTTTCCCTCGACTCCAGATACTCAGTGGACAGGCTCACCAAGTATGGCGGTGATAACCCGGCACGCACGCGGAATCCAGCATGGCGCCGGGCGAAGTGGCGGGCCCTGGGTCCGCTCCCCCTGATCCCGGCGCACTCGCGGCAACTGAGTCCTAGCTACTCGATCGTCTCCGGCTGTGACGACACAGGGCGTGTCTCGACGTAACCGCGAATCCACGCTGTATGCAACGTCGACGTGCGCGGGTATGGGCAGGCGGTCGGCGGGTCGCCGTTCCCGCCGGCCTCGCGGCCGGCCATGACTGCCTCGACGATTTCCTCGCGCGTTCCCATACGGGCCCCCTTACCGCTTGTTCTGCTGGTCGCTCTCGTTCTTGCGTGCGCCGGACGCCCAACGCTGTTCGCGGCCGGTCGCTCGCTCGATGAACTCGGCCTGCGTCAACCGGCCATGCTCGGCCCACCACTCTTTCAGTTCGTCCGACGCACGCGCGTACGCGATGCGAGCGGGGCCGCTGAACAGTTCGGCGGGGTTGATCCCGGCGGCCTGGGCCTTCTTGTTGAGAAGGTAGCCGTTCGTCGCGTCCTCGGCGGCGAGGTACTGCCGATAGACGTACTCGTCGTACATCGCTCGGGCCTCGGCGCGGGTGACTAGCCGGGCGGTCTCCTCGGTCACACCCTTGGTGGCGTCGGCCGCGACGGCGGCGGCCAACTCCTCGGTGAACGTGGTGTCATCGGCGAGGACACCCCACGTCTCCGGGTCCGGGGCGGGGTCCATCGCTTCGGCGAGGGCGTCGCGGTCGGCGAGCAGGTCGTCAACGGCGTTGCCGGTCGCGGCCGGCGTCGGCAACTCGACGGCGTCGCGGCGGTCCATCTCGCCGGCGATCCGCAACAGTTCGCGGTCGGTGGCGTACTGCATGCACCATGCGAGGGCGTCGTCGCCTACCTCGGACAGGTCCGCGGCGAGGTTCCCGCCGGGGAAGTACCGGGCGAGCAGGTCGCGGCGGTCGGCCTCGGCGGCGAGCTGGGCGAGTTTGTCAGGGTCGGCGAGGCGGGCGCGGGCGGCGAGGTCGTGATCGGACAGGCCGACCAGATCGGAGCGCACGCCCGGTAGCCGGCTGGCGAGGTCGCGGCGGTTCATCTCCGCCATGATGCGCAAGGTGTCGCCGTCGTCGAGGTGCGTGAACGCGCGGGCGAGGTCGCGGTCGCTGAAGGCGACCAGGTCGTCGGCGAGGTGTCCGCCGGGACGAACGCGGTCGAGCAGGTCGTCGAGGTCGCGGCGGTCGGCCTCGGCCTCGATCCGCGCGCGGGCGCGGTCGTCGAGCAGGCGGGACCCCTCGGCGTCGGCGAGCTGGTCGTCGCGCATCTCCCGTAGTGACGGTTCGTCGCCCGACCACACGCGTGCCGCGTCGAGTTGGGCCGGCGTCGCCTCGGTGCGCGGGGCGGGGAGGTTGGATGCGCCCGGCTGCTCGCGGTGCCGCAACCGGCGTAGGTCGGGGTGGGCGGCGAGGTGGTCGCGCATGGCGCCCTGCCACTGGCGTGTTTTCGCGCGGGCGGCGCGCTGCGCCTCGGGGGTGACGGCGGCGGCCTCACGGTTCTTCCATCGCCTGATGTTCCGCTCGATCTTCCGCTGTCGCTGCCCTGCCTCGTAGCCGGCGGGGT